TAACATCCTGTGTGCCCAGTAGTTCATTTTGTAATACCAGGGCTACCTGACTCCAACCTTCACCGGCAACCATGGCAGTCACCGGACGATCAAATCGTTTGCCCATCCACCAGTCAGGATATAGTCCAGTTAAGTGCATGGCAGTCTCATAGCAGGTACTGACTGTTTTACCGATCCTGTTGGCTGCTAATATGCCTCTTCTGCTGCTGTTTCCGGTATTAAAAAACTTCTTTTGATGTTCGAAAGGACGGAAATATTTCAGTTGGTTGTACTGCATGTCATCACGCACAGCATGGCAAAGGTCTTGGAATTGGTTCTGAACTGTGTAGGGCATGTGTGCAAGATTGTCCACCCTAAGGCCCTGCTGATCACAGACTGATCGAATGGCTCGACGCATGAGCACTCCTGGATCTAGCATGTTTCAAATAATTCAGTAAATGTATTTGGATGTGTATGCTGATACCAGGCTTGTATTCTCCGTTCAGCAATGTCCACATAAGCAGGATCCAGTTCTATGCCAGTGTAGTTATAACCCAGTTCCACTGCGGCACAGCCGGTGCTGCCTGAACCATTAAATGGATCTAACACATGACCACCTGGGGGTGTGACCAACTGAATAAGATACTTCATCAACTCAATAGGTTTCACAGTGGGGTGATGATTACCTTTTAGATCATCAGGTGTATTATCTAATATTTTTTGTTTTAATCTTTGGGCATCGCCTCCAATGCTTGGATCCCATAATGGGTGTTTCTTTACATCATCAGGATGTGTAGATCCAATAGATAATATCTTATTAGCACGCTTGTCAAATCCCACTGCCATACGATTACCATCTGGGCCATAAGCACCCTGCACAGAACCAAACATTGCTGGCGGAGTTTCGTGCCCAATATGTCTTTCCCGTCGGCTAACTTTAGGACAGTAAAAATACTTTTGGTAGTCTGCGATCTCACCAATGACATTTGAAGGGAAACGACCAATAGGGCTGGCTGTGGGTTTGTATTGATCTTGGGTATGTTCTCTTGCAATTGAACCATCGAGTTTGGCATATTCTTTCATACCTGGACTGGAATATTTGTTTGCCCAGTCCAAGATTTTTTCTTTGTCGCTTTTCTTTTTCTTGCCAGACCATCCACCCGCATACAGGGCCTGGCCTTGTGTGTCGCGTAAATTGTTTATAGGATCAAAATCTGCAGGATCTTCATCATCGGCATAGGCGATGCGTGTAGCATCTATATTCAATGCACCCACTGACCACTGTTGACAATTACGGGCTATGCTATTATTTTTATCTAAAGGCTTGCGGGCCAGAGCGATTGGTTCGTGTGCGGGTTTTAACTGTGTGCCCCAACCTGCCCAGGTTTTACCTTGATCTGTTTGATATTGATATTGCATGCCGCAGGGTTCTTCTTTGCAATTTTTAATAATGTCTGGATTGAATGTTCTATTGCATTTATTACAGCGGCTACCAACTCCAAAGCTATCTGTTATGCCTGGGTCTTGAGTAGTTTTTTTACTGCCATAGTTGGGATCTTTTTTATTCAGAGAGCGTTCAATGCTTTTACCAACATCCTGACTCTTGGGAAAGCCCGAACTATAGATCCACATGATCTGATCACGGATCTCAAAGCCGGCCTGTTCTAGTGTAACAGCCAAATGATGATATGTGCGAGCGGCACTGAAGGCCAGGATATGGCCACCTGGTTTAAGCACACGCAGGCATTCTTGGTAGGTCTCCAGGGCACCCGTATTAGCATCCCATGCCTTGCCCAAAAAGTCTATACCGTAGGGTGGATCTGTTACAATGCTGTCAAAATGATTATCGGGGAATTGTTTAAGGGCCTCCCGATTATCGCCCTGTATGATCTTATAGTGCATTTAGAATCCTCTACGGATTTCGTTTAGGAGATATGCTGTGTTGGCTAATTCTTGTAACTCTACTGTGCTCATACGCCAGGTTTCAGGATTGTCTATCAGGACTTCGCCACGCTTGTCCAGTCCTGCTTGTAAGCGTTCCATAGTCAAGCGTAAACAATGTTCAACCTGACCAGGATATTTACTTAGGAACGCTTCACGATTGACAGCGTTTACCTTTTGTAAGATCTTGGTGTCAGCAACTAATCGGGCTTGATTAGTGTCAAATCCTGGACTGTCAACCATTATAAGCCTGCCAATCTTGCTTCAATGTGATTCCAATCAATGATCGACCAAATCTTTTTGAAGTATTCCTTCTTGTCCCAAAGGTAGTCTGGGTTCCAAGCGTGTTCCCACCAATCAATTAATAGCACAATGTCATTGCGTATTTCGTGATTTTTGATTGTCTTAATCCGACCATCTCGTGCGAGATAGATCCAACCTGAACCTTGAATCTTCATTGCCTCTTCTAACATTTCTGCTTGAAGCACTGATAACTTCTTGTAGGGACGAATCAACAACATAAAAGCCGTGCCAGGTTTTGTAGTATTAGAATCAGGATTACAAAACTGTGTAAAGAAGATATCGTGTAAAAACGCACCGGCTTCGTTAAAATCACGATCACCTTCGTGGTTGTTGTAACGATCTACATAACCCTTATACAAATGACTATAATGGTATTCAATGTTCTTACCAGACAGCACAGGCTCCAAAGCCGTTTTAGTATAAGGCAATGGAGTCTGTTCAATAGTTCTAATCTTAACTGACTCTAACTTCATAGTTGACTACCCCATGGATTATCAACGGCATTATTACCATCACTGATAACAAACTCACGGTCAATCCATATTGACCAATAATCACTTTTGTTGATCTTGGCCGCTTGCATTCGAGCACGTAAGCGTGTGCCTACTGCGGTATAGGTGCTATTCTCTCGACGAATAACCTGTTCGCCTGTACGTGGATCTACCCATACATATTTTTCTGGAACTTCTTTACCAAACTTGTTAACGCGGGTTCCAACAGCACGAGTACTAATTGGACCAATGATCTCATAGGTGATCACGTTGTTGATATACTTGCGAAATACTACTTCGCATTTTTGACCTTGTGCGGCCCATTCAGAATCCGGGTGTTGGAATGTTTTACTGATAAAACTAGCCACGCACTGTTGGCCTTGAACTTCGGCTGGACGTGCTGGCAGTTTCTTTAAGTCATCTACCGGGATTAGATCGTTTTTGTCTAGGTAAGGGTTTTCTGTACCCAACAAGTATGTTTCTGGTTCCCGACCATTAAGCACATCCATTGCTGTTTGATATTTGAATCGGTTGCTACGACCCTTTAGGTTTAATACAATACCTGTTTGATCGTATACAAACTTTTCCAGGTCCCGAGCGGTTGGAAAGTCTGTCATTAGGCCTTCAAGATCATATAATGGTTCTTCGGGCTCAATTGGCTTGACTGTGGCTTTAACTGTTTTTGTAGTTTTGGTAGATGGCTTAGGTGGTTCAATGGCACCTGGTGCATCTGTTTCAGGGCCTGTCTGGGTTTCATCTACGTCCCAAGGGCCTGGTTCTAACTTCTTAGTCATTGTTGTTCCTTTCAAATGTTATACAATGGTGGCAATTGTAAGGGACAATTACCAAACCCTAATTCGATTTATAGTTGTTTTAATTAATCTTTATACCGGTTCTTACGTGCGGCAAAACGCTTTACTTGACTGTTGCTATCAATGCCACCAGACTCTGCGACTTCGTGTTCGCCTGGATTGGCTTCTAGTTCTGCTTCACGCTTGCTGAATGCATTCATAACCTGATCGGCTAATGGAGCACGTTCTGCTTTGGCATCCAAGAAGTTGCCACGTTTGGCCTTGTGAGCACCTTCGTTACCTACACGTGGACCTTGTGGTTGATTTACGTTTGCTACTGAGTGTGGGTTTTTAGTTTCCATTATTTCTTAAATCCTTTAAGTGTTTTGGCAAGGCGAGCACGTTGGCCTTCTTTACCTGGCTTTTTAGCCGCGGCATTAAGTTTCTTCGCAGGGATCTTCTCACCCTTCTTAACACCTAATTCTTTACGTAATGATCCAGGCTTCTTAATGGCACCAGCGATCCAGTTTTTCTTTGCCTGTGTCATTGTTCTAGACTATTCTTAACTTGTGAACACTGGAGTTATATAAACAGCGGCTGTGCCTGAGGAGCATATTGCCGCCACTGTTACATTACCTGGATTAGGCAAACCAAATCCACCAGATATGTATAGGCTTTCACCAGCAACCACAGGAGTGCCTATACCAGTAGTGCCATTCTGTGTTGGGTGATCCATATTGATCGGCACATTGCCAGCAAACACAGCAACGAATATTGTGTCATTGGTAACACCAAGATTGCTAGTAATACGGAATGTATCAGTTATACTATTTTGGAATACATAACTGCTAACAGTTGTGCCAACAGTTAGAGCGGTTGTGTTTCCCTGGACGGCATATGAACTCATATTATTTCATTCCTACGTTGATAGCATCAGGATTCTTAAATCCACGTGCTGTGTGCTCTTTACCTACTGGATGACCTTGTGCCGCTGTGGCTATAGTCATCTTCTCTGGGTCTTTAGTTGCACTTGGACCAATGCGTGTCATACGGTCTGTGTGGCAGTCTGAATCATTACCGCGTACAGTTTTGTTACCAAAGTTCTCACGCATTGTAAGTCCCACCTGGTTACCTGCATAACGGCCATTTGTTCCGTGTCCATTAACACCATCGCCCATTTGTCCGTTAAATGCAAAGTCCCGACCGTCACCGGCTTGATCATTGCGACGTGGCTCGTGGCCAGTGCCTTCGTTCTTCTTCATTGTGTTGCTGGGTTTACGACTTAATGTTGTGTTTTTCATATTACATCATTCCTTTTAACTTGCGTACTGCGTGGTGATCATCTTCGTGTTTACGTCCATCGCTGTGTTTCATTTCACTCTTGTGACTATGTCTAGTCTGCATAGCAGGATGTCCAGGATTATGGATTCGGGATTCAGCACCCTCGTTGTCTGCTGGTACTGTGTGTGCTTCTGGCATACGTGCTCCATCAACTCGTACAGGTCCTTTTGCATTTGCTTCACGCTGTTCTTCCGAACCTAACTTCATAACAGCCGTTGTTGGGTTTAGATTATAAACGCCTTTCAATTCTTTACTCATAGTTTATGGCCTTTCTCGCTCATATCTTCATCGTTGTTTAATTGGTGTTCGGCACGTGTCATCTTTGTTGAACTAGGACGAACTTCGGTAGCGGCAACTGTTTTATGATAGTGGTCGCTACGCTTGGCTGAATGATCACTGTGATGTGGATGTTCTTTTCCGGCTTCACGCTTTTCACTGTAGGCAATGGCCACGGCTTGCTTTTCTGGCTTACCTGCCGCACGTTCACGAGCGATGTTTTCACCAAAGGCTTTTTTGGAAGTTGATTTAATTAGGGGCATATGATTATTTAGTCCAGTTAGATTGGTGGTTAATTGGCTAGGCCTGGGTAGCGTCGACCTTTGGTACGTGCATCCTCACTTACTGAACTGTCTGGATTCAATTGGTCTGTTATTCTTGCAGAACTTTGGCGACCACCTGTGTGTGTTGCTCTTATATTCTTATGGTATTCGTGACTACGCTGTGCCGCGTGTGCTGAATGTGGAACAATGCTACCCATTTGGCTCAGAGGCTCTTTTGGTGTGGCTGTTGCTACGGTTGAACTGTTGCTGGGCCGTTTGTTCAATACCCGTTCAGGCATTGGATTAAGTGCTCTTGACGCTGGTACACGGTTTAGGGGCTTTACGGGCATAGTATCTAAGTAAGTGCTTACTTTCCTTTAGTAGTTTTATCAGCCACAGTGGCCAAGGCCTTCAACGCTTCGGCAAACGCCGCTTGACGTTCTGCTACAGCGTCCGAACCTTGAATCTCTGTGATTTCTTGTTTGTCTGCTACCATCTTACCTAGCAAGATCTTTTCATAGTCACGAACGCCAGCGTGGTCATCACGTTGGATAGCCGAGGCATAACTGACAGCAACACGTTCGGCGAATGACATTCCCACGTGGTGTTCAATATGTTCTACAAGTTCTTCTAAGGTATATCGAGGACTGGAACCTTTCTTACGGCCTGCTCCAGCACGAGCACCACCTCTTGTGGGTGCTTTATTTTTATAACGTCCGGTTGATTCTTTGTCCATACACTTATTTAGCGTGGCCGAACCTGGAGACTGATTTGAATTCCGTGAGTGGCGTGTGCGGACGCAAAAAAGCCCTACTATTTCTAATAGGGCCCAAAACCTCTAACAACAGGGGAGAAGTCGGGTTTTAATATTCTGGTTCAGGATATAATGGATCTATTATTTCTATTAAAAATCCATTCTTAAACTTGTAAAAGCAATTCATATCAGGATCTAGATCATTGATTATCGTGAGATACGCAATGGTGGAATCCATTGGATCTAATTCAAAACTAACAAAATCATCGTTATCTTTAATAGATCCCAGATTTTTTTTATGATACCAGTCATAAGCATATTCACAAATAGTGCCTAATTTGTATT